GGAGCTTTCACCTCGCGGTGGTATTGGCGAACTGCGTTCGCTTACAGTACTAAGACCGTGATGTGTTGACACCAGGATGACACTAGTCATCATCTTCGTCCTCGGACGAATCTAGGGTTTGTTCCCTAAAGATCTGGAAGAGCAAATCTTCCGTAATTCGTCTACCAACAAGATGGTAGAGATGAAGGACAACCTTCGTAACGGGATCCCCCATGAGGATCCCTCTTGAGGTAAAGAACCTCTCTACTGGACAGCCGTTTCTGTCCATGGTCTCCACTTGACGTGGTGCGGTAAGTGCAAAGACTACCGTTTCTCTGTACCATTTCGGTACACCCAACAGGTATGCTAACCTGTTTAGTATTGCCCCTGAAACATAGGGGTCACCGTAGTCAGTTGCCTGACTCCAATCGGTGGAAAAGACCACCGTATCTATCCTCTCGTTGAAGAGGAAATCCGCACTGGGGTTCCGGTGCGATAATCGCTTGAAGAAATTCCAAGCGTGATTAGCGGCTCCAATGCCGCTCTCAATGGAGGGAAAAGCCTCCAGAATCTTCAGTCCAAGATGACTGAATGGATGCAGCAATAATGCATGCTGCAAAACCGAAACAGTTATGGTTCGGTACTTGCCTAGTTCTGCAACTAGGCTGATTCGACAGGACATATTGTTCCTGTCATAAACCTGACTTCTGTCAGAGAACATTCCACATGCCCAGTGGAATAACCTCTCACCCGTGGGTGAGTCAGGACCAAGAATGGTCCCGGTCGGCTTGCCTGTGTGCAAGCTTATTTCCGGAATTTCCGGATGGTCCTGTAGGACCCGTCTGGCGGCTTCAAGTTTGCCGCCTTTTTCTGTCGGGGTGAAGAATTCCCCCGAATCTGATAAGGAAATTTTAGATTCCTTTATGACGCTTTCAAAGAAAGCGTCTCGTTTCTCCTCGCCACCTACGCGTGTGAGGAGTTCACCATACAAATGGTCAACAGCAGCCGCGATTGGCTGCGCAAGTCGATTGTAAAGTCGACGATCTGACGGTTCTGTCAGTATGGCCTTGGTTTTGGCCAGTGTCTTGTCGTAGACACTACGGGGTGGTACCCCGGATGCTCTCGTTTGAGAGAGTATCATTCCCTGCCAGTGGGAAAGGGGAGTTTTCTTCTCCCGAATTAGCGAGCACATGACTCGCATAGCCGAGAGTTCTCTCGGAATGGCCACGTTCTTCGTGGACCCAGTGGGATTAAAAATCTCACGTTTGATATTCTTTCGAATATCCTTGACCTTCTCGAAGGTCGTGACCCGGTTGGGGTCGAGGTCACGGAAGTAGTCCGTGAGAATGTTCGCGATGAGCGAACGTTGGATCTGATCGATCCTTTTCCAATCTTGGAA